TTCGCCACCATAAACAACTCCAGCGCTCCAAGTATTGTAGTGCCGGACATCCACCATATTATACCACATGGACCCAAAAGGCCCCGCGCCTGTTCCAGTCCGCACGCCTCCTTGTCCTCCGTAACTAGACCGGCTGGTAAATGGATCAGGGGATTCAAACGAGTTTCCAAAATTGGCATTATTGTAAAAGGCCTGCAATCCTCCCGTCTTCGCAAACGCTAGCGCCCCATCGGCAATCGATGTCGCGATAGCTGTCGTCCCGGATCCCGTCACAACGCCGGTGAGCGAGATCGTCTGGTTCCCGGTAAGGTACGCCCCAGCCGGTTGGATGCCCGCCTCTGCGAGGGTGCTGTTCACCCAGGCAGTGCCGCTCCATCTCACAATCTCACCCGCCGCGACCGACGTGATTGTCACGTCGGTCAGACCGTCAAGCGTGTGGCTGTGCGCCGACGTTGCCGCGCCGATCTGGGCCGCAGTCGGCAGCGTGTGAACGTGGTCGGCCCGCGCCCAAGTGGTCCCGGTTCCGACTGCTGCCGTGCCGAGTGCCGCAGGCGTCGTCGAGCTGGCCGCTGGGATAGCGCTCGCGAGGGCGTAGGTCGCCGTGTCGATCGTGTAGGCTGACCCGGACCACCGCAGATTGCCTGCGGTAGCGCCAGGCGCGGAGATGCCGGTGCCACCACGAGCGTATCCCAGCGTTCCGGAGGTCAGTTTACTGGTGTCCAACGAGGGGATGTCGGCGGCGACCAGCAACCGAAACGTCGCCGTTCCCGCGGCTCCTGACGGTGCTGCGTACACCGTGTTGACGGCGCGGCTGGTGGCGTCCCCTGTGACGGAAGACAAGTACGCCCCCGCTGGCTGGATTCCTGCCTCGGCGAGGGTGCTGTTCACCCATGCAGTGCCGCTCCATCTCACAATCTCACCCGCCGCGACTGACGCGATCGTCACATCGCTCAGACCATCAAGCGTATGAGTATGTGATGCCGCTGCGGCGTCGATGGTGGTACGGAACGTCGACGCCGACTGATACGACACGGATCCATCCGTCGTGATCACGGCGGGAGCAATGGCCACTGGAGCGAGGCCAGAAATCGTCATCGCGATACAGGTGACCGCATCCCCGAAGTTCAGCATGACCTCGCTCCCTCAGCCTTCAGGCGCCCTGATCCATGTCCTTGGTGTCTTCTCCCAGCGCTTCCGCCGGGAGGTCTTCATCCAGCACCTCGTCGTCGGGGAAAACGCCCGGATCAAACTCCTTGTCGAGGGATTCATCGGGCACCTCGAGCTTGGCGCTCAGACCCCACTTATCCCATACGCCCAGAGCCACTAGATCCTGGTGGATGAGCATGAGGTTCCCAAACGGCTGGCCGTTCCCAAGCTCGTTCGAGGGAGCCTTGTTCGCGGCCATGCACGCAGCGACGTAGACCTGTAGGTCCTTGATCGCGACGCGAATGGTGACGCGGATATCGGCCAAGCGCTTGGCTTCCACCTTGAATGCCGCGTCGGAGCGCTGATCGATGGGGATGAGATCGCACGCAGTCTTGTATTCGGCATCCTGGATCTTCGACAGCTTGTCGTTCTCGACGCGGATGATCGAGCAAAAGCGTCGAAAGTTCTCGCCGTGGGCGGACTTGGCAGGAAGAACATGCCTCATGTCCTTGGCGATCTGGAAAATCTCGCCGCGGGCGATGCTGATGTTGGTGTGGGTGATCTGTTTCATGGCGTTTCTCCTTGGTGGATTGGGTGGGATCAGGGCGCGACGAAGAGGATCGTCGCGACATGGGCACTGGCCACCGGCGCTGCGCCGAACGTCAGCTGCACCGTATTCGTGGTCGGAGCGGTCCACCCGACCTCGAAGCGCGAGTTGTCGCTCACGCGGCGCAAGTACACGCCGACGATGTTCTGCGTCGCGAGGTTGTGCGTGATCGTGATGGTCGTCGATGTTCCGTCGCCGATGGTGTACTGGACGGCGCCCAACTTGATCCCGTTGGTGATGTCCGATGCGAGTAGTGCGCGGAGGTTCGCAGGAGTCAGTTCCTCCGCGGTACCAGCTCCAGAGGAAATACGTCCCAGCACGCGGAACTGCGCGGACACATTCTGGATCTTAGCGTAGGTCACGGCATCATCGGTGATGCCCGCGGTACGGACCTGCCCCCACTCCAGCGCAGTGTTTGCTGCGTTCGACTGGAACACGCGGTCGCCGGCGCCGGGCACGAGGTCCGTGGGGGCGGCGGTGGCGTTGGTCGCGTTGACTTTGACGCTCCGGGCGGCCATCGTCGACAGCATCGCATTCGATACCTGGACGAACTGAAGAGTGTCGCCGGTGCGGGCGAGAACGCGATCGTTCGTGCCTGCGGAGATCGACGCTCCGACGCCAGCGGAGTTGGCCGCACGGCCCAGCACCGAGCACGCCGACAGATTCTGGATCTTGGCGTAGGTGACCCCGGCATCCTTGACCTGCATGTTTCCGGAGCTGTTGAGTTCGATCGTGGAGTTATCGACCGCGGCCTTGACGTCCAGCTGGAAGGCAATCGCCGTCGTATCGATCGTGACGGCATCGCTGGTGCAGACCCAGGATGTGCCCTTGTACTCCGTACCCTCGGAGCAGACGAAGAATGCTCCCTCCAGGACATCCGCAATGGTGGCATTGGGTCCGCCGAAGTCGGCGGTTCGCTCTACGATCCACGGCGTGCTGGCGGTACCGGGATCGATGACGACATACAGGCCGTTCTGCGTGGTCGTTGTCTGCCCGTTCAGGGCGATGCGATCGCCGATCACCCAACTCGTGACGCCATCGTTGGCGGCCAGGATGCCGTTGGCCGATGCTGTGATACGCTTCGTACCGGCGACATAGGTTCCAGCAAGGTTCGTCGCGAAGACCGTTCGAACCGGAACCTTCCAGGAGAGCCCCTGCTTCGCCAAGGCAACCTGCTGCTGGACCCACGAGTACGTGGCAACATCCTGCGCCGCCGAGGGGTTGGCTGCTTGGAATCGTCCATTCGCATCGCGGGTGACAAGCGTATTGGCTGTCGCCAACGACGTCGCCGCATCCAGCTCGGCCTTGTCAGCAGCGGCCATGAAGCCAGACGCACCACTTGTTGCGACGCCAGGCATCGGGTGAGCGTGATCCTGCCGCGACGCGTAGCCCGACGAACCTGCAGTACCGGAACCGCTGACGGTGAGCGCTACGGGTATCGCCGCTCCCGCAAACGGGATCAATTCGGATGCGGAGGGGGTCTTGAACTTCAGCGCGGATCCGGTGGTGTTCCACCAGATCTGCCCCGTGAATGGGGTGGAAGGATCCGCAGCGAGCTTCTGCACGCTGACGTTCTGGATTTCGCAGCCGGTCAGATCGATCGAATCACCGAAGAGTACAGCCATTTTCTGTCTCCTCCTTACGAGAGCCGCGCCGAACCGGATGTCGGTATGGCGAACTGGATGATGGTGTTGCCGACGACTGGTTCCTTGATCGTCGCGAAGTACTGGTTTCCGGCCGAGTCGTAGACCTCGACGGTAGCGCGCCGACCGAGCGTGTGCGGGATCCCCGCACCCTGTGGCCCCCAGATGAGCGCCGGAGCCGACTGCGTGTAGGTGAATCCGGTCGTAGTCCCTGATCCCGATCCGCTGTAATGCTCCTCGACCTCGGTGACCACGCCTGCGGCAAGCGCTTCGGCGAGCACGCGGGGGGCGGACGCTTCCCCGCCGCGGAACGACTTCGGCGACGCAGAGTCCGACATGCCGTCGGCCTCCATGGCCGCCAGGATGGCATTGGCGAGACGGGTCTTGTCCATGCTCATGGCGCGGGCACCATGGGGACAGCGACGCCTGCGGCGCCGACTGGGTGTGGGACGCCGAAGATGCACGCGCAGCCGGTTGTCACGGGACGCTCCAGCGGAGTCGCGAGGAGGGCGTCCTTGCCGAGACCGATCTGCGGTGCCAGGACGTTGGCGACCTCGTCGGCCTCGATCGTGACTTTCGTACCCTTCACCAGGATGGTTCCATCCGGCTTCAGCGAGACCTTCGTGTCGGCGTTGGAGTAGAGGATCGTCTCGCCCGCCTCGGCAGTGGGCTTGTCCTTCATCCCCGTCGCGATCGCGACGACCAGGTCGTTGGCCTGGAGGAACAGGGCGCGCTCGCCATTGAGAGGCACCGATGTGAAGCCCCGCTGCTGCATGAGGTCGACGTCGGCGAGATCGCGCACGCCACGCCCGATCGCTCGGGTGATACGCACGCCGTTGATGGTGTCCTGCGCCGACTGGACGACACCACGGAACCAGTTCACCATGCGGCATCCTCCTTCTTGCGGCGCTTTGCATAGGCCTTGAAAACGTCTTCAGCGAGGATGGGGCACAAGACCAACGAGGTCTTCGATCCGGTCGTCTTGTCGTAGCGGAAGGTCCGGGTGCGCAGCAGGAACGTGTCGGTCATATCGAACGCGTCGTCGTCGACGGACACGAGCGTGTTGATGGCCCAATTCTTCCCGTTCAGGTTGAAGCCCGCGACATCGTACTCCAGCTGGAAGCACTGCATCTTCTCCTGCCGGAGGTAGGCCTCTGCTTGTTTCTCCATGCCCGCGCTGTCGCTGCCGTTGTAGGCTGCGACGAACGGGATCTTCAGGTCGACCGAGGAGTTCTTCGCCGTGAACTTGCGATGTCCATCGTCGGAATCGGAGACGATGATGACCTCGGAGTGCAGACCGCTGGTATCCTCGACGCGCCGACGCTTGGTGATGTTGCGAGCGGTGATATGGTAGCTCGCCTCGCCTTCGCCCACAGCCTTCCCGAACACGATCGATCCGTTGGCCTTCGCCCAGAACAGCAGGCCGCGGTTCTGCGCGAGCTCGTTCAGCAGCTTGAACGCCGTGTCGCCCACATCTAGGCGCGCGTGGCGCTTCGCTGGATCCTTGCCCTCGATGGTCCACGGAAGCTCCTGCACCATCGGGATGACGCTCAAGTACTTCCAGGCCGCCTGCGCAAGCGTCTGCGGAGGATTGGACCAGTCGGTCACGTAGTAGCGCTCGACCAGGCTGATCAGCGACTTCCCCGACACGGTCCAGGTATGCGATCCCCACTCCATCGTCTCCTCGACGGGGCCGATGATTCCGGTCAGCTCCAGGATGCCGTTGATGTAGACGAGGCACCGGGCTCCGGAGTAGGCGTTGACGCGCTGCCCGAGCACGAAGCGGAACGATCCCGACGGATCGTACAGGTCGGAGACGATCTCCATCGATTCGAGTTCGGTGAACTCGTAGCCGCCGATGATCAGTCGGATCTTGTCAGGCTGCATAGATCAGGATCCTCCCCTGTGTGAAGGTGGGGTTCTTGATCTGCGGGTTGAGCAGCGCGACGCGCTCGGCGGTGTTGTAGGGAAGACCATTGCGGTGGCACACCAGGTGCAGCGGTGTCGGCTCGGCGACGACGATCTCGCGCAGCTGTTCGAACTCGACCAGGCGATCGCTGTACTGGTCCTGGAGTGCCACGGCGAGGCGGTCGATGGAGTACGGGTCATCCATCCAGGGGCGTGCCGCCTGGATCAGCTGGCGGGCCTGCCCCACGACGAGGGCCATCTGGGTCGCTGTCGTGGGCAGTTGGGTGGGAGCGGCGGCCTTGGCGATCCAGCGCCCGCGGTCATCGAACGGCGTGGCGGTCTCGTAGGCGCGCATGGCGCGCAGGCGATCCTCGTCGGTGGCCATCAGCCCTGCGACGGTGCGCGCCCCTTGCGCTGCGACCATGATTCGCGCGGTGCCCTCTGTGGATCCACCGCGGAAGGTGTCGGCCAGGTCGCTTGCATCGCGCAGGAAGCGGGAGATGGAGGCGGCGGGATCGGCGGACCCATCGACCTTCCCCTGCATCAGGTCGAGCACGCGCGCCAGGCGCAGCGCGAACTGGCTCGGGAGGTCGGCAGCGAAGGAGAGCGCGTTGAGCGCGGAGCTGACGGGGTACGAGAACGCCGCGATCTTTCCGTCGAGCAGTCCCAGTCCCACGTGGAGCGCGCCCACCAGGGCATTAGCCTTGGCGCCAAGGTCGCCAAGCTTCTCCAGCCAGTTGGAGTCCGAGAGGTCTGGGGCGGGGATGGCGCCTGGCAGGAACTGGTCGGCGGTGCTCGCCACCGCTGCGTCCACCAGATTCTGGGAGACGGAGGCGGCGACATCGCTTGCGGAGGGGCGCACCTGCGTGGCGGGCAGGTCGACGCCGTCCTCGACCACGCTGAACTCGACCTCCACGGTGTCGATGCGGCGGTCGCGCTTGATGCTGACGCTCTCGATCTTGACCTGGATCTCGCCCAGGTCGAAGTGATCGAGAACGGCGTTTGCACCGTTCTTCAACAGGGCTTGCACGCCCTCCCAATCGGACAGGTTCGCACGCGTGAAGGTGGCCCTGAGCTTGTGCTCCGTGGGTGCCCATCCAAGCGCTTCCAGGTCCGCACCGTTGTGCCCGGGGTACTGGTGCCGCGCGATCGCCTGCTTGCGGTCCTCGTCGAGGTCCGAACAGGGGATGTCGTACCCGCCGATCTTGATGGTCCGCGATCCCATGGATCAGAATCCGGGGAAGCCTGGGCGCCACTGCGATCCCAGGGGCTGCGACTGGATGCGGGCATAGGATGCACCCGGCCCGTCGACGACCGTGGTCGGGCGTCCCAGCGCGTCGAAGTTCACGCCGATGTTGAGGGTCGGGGCGTACTCCCTCCCGGCGTTCGATGCCGCGGCGCTCGCCTTGTTCTGGGATTCGAGCAATCCTGCGATGAAGTCGTAGACGGCAAGCGTTCCCTCGCGCCCAGCCCAACCGCCACCGGCAGATCCAGCCATGGCCAGCGGAACAGATGCGGCTCCCCAGGTCGTAGCGGCTCCCAGGCCTGCGCCTCCGAGCCATCCCAGAGTGCCTCCGATGGCGCCACCAAGACCGGCGGCAGTCGAGCGCATCGAGACACCGTTGCTCAGGTACTCCAGAGGGATGCCAATGGCCGATGCGAGGATGCTTCCGCGCAGCACTGGATTTCCAATTCGCAAGAGCGTAGCGAGGGTTCCGGATCCCCATGTCATATTCCGCCAGAGTCCTGTGCTGCGTTCGAGTAGATTCGATCCCGTGTTCATCGCCCAACGGCCTGCGGCGGTGCGCCCCAGCATACGCTCGACGGCGTAGCCCTTTCCCTGCCCCCACACGCCGAACTGTTGCGCTTTCGATGCAGCCGTCGCGCCGAGCCCCTTTGCCCACCCTGCGGCGGAAGCACCCCAGCGGCTGAAGGTCGGGAAGAGCCTCTGCATCAATCCGCTGCGCGTGGCCGACTGCGCAGCGGCAGATTCTGCAGCTGCGGTCCCGGACGACAGGCCGCCCCCCAGCGTTCCACCCATACCTCCCCAGTTGGTCACGAAGACGCGCACGCCATCCGGTCCACCTGCCACGCCTTCGAGGGCTCCAGCAGCACCGCTGCCCTTCTTGCCGAACAGGCCCCGAATTTCGCGAATCGCCTCAGCGAACTTCCCGGCCAACACGATGCCGCCTGCGGCAGCGGCGATGCCTCCGCCTGCCACCAGGGCACCCTTGGCGGCCGTCGGCGAGTCTGCTGACCAGTGCGAAACGTCCTTGATGACGTTGTTGATGGGGCGCGCGAACTCGTCTCCGGCCTTGCGAAGCGAGTTCTTGAGGCGACCCACCTGGTCGTTGGCGTTGTCGACAGCATCGGGAAGCTGCTTGTTCAAGGTGCCGGAGGCCTGCGAGATCTTGGAGGAGAACTCCGAGATCTTCTCCAGCATGTCTCCTCCGAGGAGTGTCGCCGCACCCTTCTGGGTATCGAGATCCGTCTGGCCAAACGCCTTCTGGATCCAGGCGGCTCGCGCCTTGTCCGTCTGGAGCTTCCGGAACTGGGTGCGCATGTCGCCCAGGATCGCTCGCGCATCACGCCGATTTCCGTCGACGTCGAAGAACTTGATGCCCGTGGCCTTGGTCGCCGTCTTCAAGTAGCTGAGGTTGGTGAACAGGCGTAGCGTCGAGTCTGCCAGTGTTGCCAGGCGCTCGGGATTCTTCTCCACCTGCGAGAGGGCTTCGATGAACGCAAGCGACTGGTCCATGCTCATGCCTGCCCGGGAGGCGTTCACGCCAACGCGTGCGAAGATCCCGGAGAGCATCTCCATCTCGGCTGATCCGAGCTTGCCCGCCACGCGCATCTTGTCGAGGATTTCCAGCGCGAGACCAGGCTTTTCCATGTCGAGATCGAACGCGGTTGCCGCGACACCCAGCGCATTGGTCAGATCCTGGGCGTTGGCTCCACCGACGGCCATCGCGATGCCGGTCGCCTCGATCTGCTCACGCGCCGCCGTCCAGGAGGATCCCGACTGGATAAGGTTGTCGAAACCTGCCGCGAGGTCGTCGACCGACTGGCCAGTCTTGTTCCCCAGGCGGAACAGATCTTCGCGCAGTCCGTTGGCCTGTTCACGCGTCGCATCCGCCGTGAGACGGATGCGGTTGAGGGTCTTGTCGAGGCCTGCGGACGAAACCTGGTTTGCCGCCGCGGCGACGCCTGCACCGAGTACAGTCCACTGGTTGACGATCGCCTGGGATCCGCGCAGCGCGATGCGCTGCGTGGTCTGGAGCGTCGCCATGCGCGAGGAGAGGGCGGAGGTCCCGCGCGCGATGCTCGCATCCATGCGATCGAAGCTACGGCTGGAGCGATCAGCCTCCGACGTCACGCCATGGATCGTATCCTTTGCCTTCTCTCCTTCGACGGAGAGGCGATCGAGATCTCGGCCCGCGTCGCGCGCTTCCTTACCAAAGGCGTCGACGGCCTTGGAGGCCTGCTTGACGCCAGCAGGGAGATTGCCGGCGTCGTACTGCACCCCTACCTTGATCAGATCGCTCATCGGGCTCCTCCAGGACGTACTTCCTGTTGGGGTGTTCGGCGGCCTCCAGCTCCAGGCCTTCCAGGGTGGTCAGCAGCGCCAGTTGTGCTTCGGTCAGCTCTCCGACGGGGCGGCCATAGAACGCAAGAGCTTTCTCGCAAAAGCGATACTGCGCACGGACGAGAGCATCTCCTCGGGCTTTTTTTTTAGGGCTTCGAGGAACACGTTGTACTCCGCCTCGCTCATGTGGTCCGAGTTGGGAGAGACCTCTTCTTCCAGGATCGAATAGGCCTTGATGAGTTCGTCCATCTCGTCCTTGGTGATCGCTGCCCGGAACAGGTCGATGTTCTCGGCCACGGGCTTTCCGGCCCCCTCCCCGCTCACCTCTTCGAGGGCACGATACAGGAGCTGGACGAGCTTCTCCTCCTCGTAGGCCACCACGGTGTGGTCTGCCACCGGAACGTCCTGGGAGAAGAAGTGCCGGTGCGCCTCGAAGTTGGCTTCCTGGTATTCGGCGCGCGACAGAATCCGCATCTTGACCTTGATGGTCGTGCCGGGCCAGGCCACGATCTGGAAGTTCTTCGCACCTTCGCGGATGCGGTCGATGAGGAAGCTCATGCGTCCTTCCGACCCTCGATCATGCATTCCCAGGTCTCAGTCTTGGCGGTCTTGCCATCAGCCTTGGATGCGCTCTCCTTCAGCACCTGGATGCCGCGGTAGGTGCGCTTGCCTCCGCCGACGTAGTAGGCGATCGCCGTGGCCGGGGTGGTCTTGGTCTCCAGGAACGGAATACGCTTGCCCTTGAGGGGCGGGGCATACTCGATGTTGATGCCGTAGGATCCGTTGACCTCGGCGTAGCCGTCGCCATCCAGCGTGGGCACGCGGACGCCGTGATCGACTTCCGTGTCCTCGATCGACACGATGCCGGGCCACTTGATCCCGTTCATGATGAAATCCACTCGTGCGATGTGCTGCGACATGTCGGTCTCCTATCAGCCGTAGATGAGGTCGATGATGTTGAACTCCTGATGGAGTCCCTGGACGATCGGGGTCGGGATGCGGAATCGTGCGCGGCCCGGAACGGTTGCGTCAATCTCGCCCTCGAACTGGTCCAGGTAGTCGTCCACGTTCTGGAGGATCTCCTTGTTCTCCAGCTTCTTGCAAACGTCGTAGTGCTCCAGATTGATAGCGTCGATCGTGATCTGGTTGAGCTTGGGACGCGGGAACTTCAGCGCGACGGCGCTCTTGCACGACTCGCGGGTGTAGTCTGCGATTGCGATGGGGGTCGTATCCAGCATGCGCAGCGTGGGCGTGTTGTTGAAGCTGGTGCGCGTGGTGACCAGGCGCGTGATGGTGGTGTTGCCGCTGCCGTCGACTTCCAGCGGCGTGACACCACCGGCGAGCATGGCTTCCTGCTCCGTGCCGGATAGCCTGTCAGCGACCGAGGGTGCATGGATGCCGGTGAGTACGCAACCGTTGAAGATCAATGCCGGATCGCTCTCCTGCGCCACGGTCATGCCGATTGCTGCGGCGATCTCGTAGGTCGGCGACCAGGAGCCGCGATACCAGGCCAGCGACATGCGCTCATGATTGAGCGCGGCGGCGATGGTGGTGTTGTCGGTGAGCGTCGATGCTGCGGGAGCCACGGCGTAGGCTCTGCCTGGGTGCTGCTCGACAGCCGAGGACACGTTCTGCAGATGGTCCCGCACCTTGACCAGGTCGGCCTGCACGGCCGTCCAGGGGGCGATCACATGGAACCGTGCCGGGAACACTGCGTCGAGAGCGTCCTGGATGTCTGGATCGGTGGCACCTGCAGCCAGCGTGACGGCTGCGGACGAGAGCGTGATGCCCGGAGCGGAGCAGGTCACGTGGATCTGGAAGCCGTTGCCGACGGTGCCCTTGTTTTTGAAGGTGGCGATGATGGCTCCAGCGGTGCCTGTGATCGCGACGGGCAGTTCTGTCTTTGCGCTCAGGGCGGCCCGCGCCCTGGTAGCCAGGTCGCCGAACGCGTCTCCCGTGAGCACGCCCACGTCGACGCGGTCGTACCCGACGTAGAAGGTCAGGGTGCCGTTGCCGGTCGCTGTGCCAGAAAGTGTCTCGGTGCCGGTCGCGGCGGCAGCTGCGGCCGCATCGGACTGGGACACGATCCAGATCTCGTGGTCGCGATTCAGGCGCCGCGCTGCGAGGTACATGCGGTAGGCCACTGAGCCGATGCCGAACTGGTAGGCGGCGTCGTAGGACGTAACGATCTGGAGAGCGACGTTGTCCACTGCCACGCCCGCAGCAAGCTTCTGGGCGATGAGCAGCAGACGCTGGTTGTTCAGGGGGAGGCCGACCGCCCCGGCGAACAAGTTGAAGTCGGTGTAGCTGCCCGGCTTGAGCTTGCTCTCCGGAATGTTGGGTGTGAGGATGGTCATGGCGTTGCTCTCCGACGGCTGGTGGTGGTGGTCTGCTCGGGATCTGCGACGACGGGCGCGCCGCCATCGGCGAGGTCAAGAGCGGATCGGGACGCGTCGTCGCTGGCGCTCAAGACCACCGATGGTGCGGTGGCGATCGCGGGCGTGGCATCTGGATCCGCCACCACATGCAGGTCACCCTCGGCGATGCGGCGACGGTAGTAGTGCGAGTTGATGATCGCGGTGGGGGTGCTGCCGATCGTTCCGGCCGCGCCTTCCATCGGGACAGATCGTCCCTCGGTGGCGACGACGTGCATGCGCTGGCTCATGGGATGCCTTCCTCGGTCGTGAAGACCTGGGTGGACGTGATGGGATCGCCTGCCTGCATCTGCTTGGGCTTCTGCAGCAGGGCGTACTCGGCGAAGATCTCCCGCATGTCGACTTCCTCCTCGTCGGAGATCGGGCCGTCAGGGATACTTGAAGCCGTCGAGAAGCGGGCTTCAAAGACCACTTCTCCCAGCTCGTGCTGGTCCACGTTGGTCTTCTCGTCCCAGCCCTCGGGATCGATGGGATCGATGTCGAGGTCGAACGTCGTTCCCACCAGCTTGCGTACCGCGTACTCGACCATCTTGTGAACGATCTTGCGGCACTCGGACTCCGAGCCGATGTTGCACGCCGAGATCAGCAGGATGATGTCGACCCGCTGGCTGTACGATCCCATGTCCTGGCGCGTGAATCGTCCACGCATCACCGCGACGTTCAGGCCAGGGACGAGGCTTTCCGGGAACTGTCCCACCTCGACCTTCTGGAAGGTCTCGTCGTCGACTGTGAAGAGGTTGTAGATGGCCTCCTCGATCAAGGCGTTTCCGACCACGCTCATCGGTACCCTCCCAGGGACGCCATCGAATCCATGGTGAACTCGGGACGTCCGGTGCGAATCATCGCGCCGGACGTGGTGGGCGCGATCGGAGTGGCATCCACGGACGAGATGCCCAGGGACAGCTTCTTGTTCTGGATATCCCGCAACAGGTCCATGGCACCGTCGCGACGCCGATCGATGGGTGAATCCTTGATCGCCTTGCCAACCCTCTCGTACACGTTGTACAGCGAGAGGTCGACGGCGATCTTACGGATGATCACGGGCACCGTGGCGAGCGGAAGAGTGACGCGCCCGCCGATGTAGCCGTCGATGACTCCGCACGCCAGCTCGATCATCTCCTCGACGATCGCGACATTGATTTCGCCCGCCTTGTTTGGATGGGCGTCATCGGTCGCTTCGATGAGGCGGATCGTCTGGATCCCCGTGCGCAGATCATCGACGGAGCAATACATCGATCAGGCCGCCAGGAGCTTCACGCAGGCATCGGGAATGGTGCACAGCGAGAACGGGTTGGACTGGGCTTCCAGGTCGACGCCCTTGTTCCAGTCGATTTCCTTGGCCTTGGCGTAGAACTCCAGGCCGAGAGTGTTGACCGTCTCCATGTAATCGGCGGGCGAGAGGGTCTCGATGAACAGGCCTGGCGCGTTGGGGAACAGGTACGCCTCGCCGTCGGCGATGAAGTCCTTCCCACCCACGCTCGCGTCGTACTCGATGAACTCGGTGCTGCCGAAAACGAAGCCGCCGCGCACGTCGATGGCATTCGTCTCGGCACGAGCCTGCCAGTTGGCGAAGGCGGCCTTGACATTCGCGTGGTTCGTGAACTGGTCCATGAAGCCGGGCGAGCACAGGGCGCGCGAGCCGTTGGCCAGCAGTCCGCCCAGCGACTTCTCGGAGGCGCGCTTGGCCTCCATGAGCTTGGTGCGCACCTCGGTCGCCGCGGTGGAGAGGGCCATGTTGACCGTCGTCTGGGCGACCTCGAACTCGGCGTACATGTCGGCGAGCACAGTCGTGCCATCGGCATCGAGGATCTGGCCCTTGATGGCACCCATGTGCTGCCACTCGCGGGTGACCACGATGTTGTTCTGCATCTCCTGCAGCTTCGAATTGACCACGTCTGCCACAGCTTCGGCCTCGTTCTCGCTGCCGAACTTGCGCACGCCCTGGGAGTCCTCAGCCAGCACCTTGCGGTACTGGGGAAGATGCGTCGCGGTGAACTTGCGCTGCGAGCGCTTTCCGCTCTTCACACTGGCTCCGGAAGCGCCGCGGGGCGCATCGGACACCAGGACGAGGCGTCCATCCAGCTGGTCGATCTTGATGGTTGTATCCCGGATCGGCTTGGCAATGAAGATGCCCAGCGACCGGATCTTGGTCGGGATCCGGGGCAGCTTGTTGATGGAGGTGGTCAGACTCTGGATGGAGAACGATTCAGGAAGGGCCATGGAATCCTCGCGATGTGGGTGGGGGCGCGTCCGGTCAGCGTCGACAGGACAGCAGGGTGGAGAGGGATCAGATGGACTTGCGAGCGACGATGCTGCGTTCGCGGAGCTGGCGGAGGGCCGCGGCCTTCTGCGGGGCGGTGATTCCATCTGGCCAGGTCAGCTCGTCGGGATCGATCACGACTCCCCGCGGCACGGAAAGGACCTGCTGGTCGGACGTCGAGACGCTCATCTCCTGGATGGCGACGGCGGCAGCGTACTGGGACCCGTCCACGGCCGAGAGGTTCAGAGGGGCGACCTTCGGGCGGCTTTCGCCGTCGAGAGCGGCTTCCGACACCGTGATGTCGAAGCCGTCGCCCGCCACGAAGGCGGTTCCACCCGCGGTAGTCACGAACTTGAGATCGTCGGCGAAGGCGGTGCCGTTGGAGCCATTGCCCAGGACGAACCCGTCCGGGTCCTCGACCGTGAACGCGGTCGCGGAGGTGAAGCGCACGGCGTAGACGCCAGGCTTCGCACCGGCCAGCACCGGCGTGGTCGCATCGAGGACCAGGGTGCCGTTGCCGGTGTTACCCGCCTTGGCAGCGGCCACGGCGGCAGCGATGAAGACCATGCCCAGGACGGTGCCGATCGTGGTCGCGCCACCCGCCTTGAGGGTGAGAGCCTCGCGACTCCAGGTGGGCGAGACCTCGTGGGTGACGACATCGGTGATGACGCGGGGAAAGGTGTTGCTCATCAGTTGTACTCCTGTGCGGCTGCGGCGCGAGCCTCAGCATTGGCGATGATGGGATTGGTGGTGGGCTGAGGCTTGCGGCCATCGGGAAGCTCACCGAACTCGACGAGCTTCGGAAGGCTTCCGAGGATCTCCTCCAGTTCGGTGCGCACCGGATCGCCTTCGGCGAACGCGAGCTGACCGCTGGAGGACAGGGAGGTGAACAGCTTTCTGAACTTCGTGGCCAAGGCTGGCGAGAGACGTCCCTCGGCGATCGTCTGGTCCACCTTCTCGCCGAAGGCCTTCTCGTCGGCGGCGGCCCTCTGCTCGGCGAGCTTGCGGTTGGCTGCGTCCAGCTCGGACTGCACGCGGGCCAACTCGGCTGCCTGGGCATCCGGTGCGGCGGCTGGAGCGGGATCCGGAGCAGGAGGCGTCAGCGCTGCGGGAGCGGGATTGGCGGCGGCGGGAGCCGGGGTGGGTTCGGCGAAGGCGGGCGCGGCGCTGCCGTCGCTGGAGGTGTTGGCGGCGGGGTCGATGTTGCGAGGGATGTTGAGATCCTGCTCGATCTGCTTGATCTCCCAGTCCGGCAGGACTTTGTCGGCCGCTTCGACGCCATCCTTCTCGATCATCGCTTCGCGCTGGCGACGCAGGATCGATCCAAACGACTGGAGACGCCAAGCCAAGCGATTCAGCCATCCGCCCGTGACGGATCCCCAGTCGGTCGCCGCGCCGAAGGCGAGCGTGCCGTCGTCGGCCTCGGCGGAATCAGGGGCTTCGCCGAAGGCGAAACCGGGCTGCTCCTTCAGGGAAGGATTCCACGCGCCCAGAGCGCCAAGGTGGCGGAGCGAGCCGTCGCGGTTGAGCTTGGGAGAACTGTAGGTGTATTCTCCACGCTGGCAGGCCTCGCAGAAGGCGGGACTCAGGGTGTCGAGCTTGTACCAGGCGGCACCATCCTCGCGCAACTCCACGTCCACGACGCTGCCGACGCGCGGGTCGTCGTGCTTGGGGTGGCCTGTCACCAGGGGCGGGACAGCCATCCCCGGGGCGACCTGAGCCCTGACCTTGTCGACGTGTCTGGAAATGTCCTCGGACGTGAACGTGATCTTGTCGCCGCTCATCGAGGTGTGCGTTCCGGGATAGAGGCCCCTCACCCATGGGTTGGCGGGGGTGATCGATTTCGGCGCTCGCTTGGTTGCGTTGGGCATGAACCAAATCTGGCGGATTGCAAGCGACCGGTATCACGACGGAATCCATGACTCTGTCGTGGAGCGATACGTGATTCACGCCGGGGAGTCGAGGCCAGATTCTGACCATGTCCGACGCTACTCAAGCTAACGCCTCGCCCCGGTCCGTCAAAGAAATTTTCTTCCGGCAGATCGAAAAACTGGGAGTCTTCAGTGTGCTCGCGGTTTTGCTGATCATGTTCAGCCAGAGCACGGAAAAGCGCCAGGCCGAACAGCAGCGCATCGACCAGACGCGGTGGGAGCAACTGTTCGCGCAGTACAGGGAGGACGCCCAGGAATACCGCAAGACGATCGAGGCCTGCTGCCACGATCGTCTGATTCGCCTGGAAGAAGCCGAGTTGGAGCGCTCGCGCAGGGGTGACCGATGACCAAGCGCGAAGCACTCTACGAAGAAGCGCGCCGCCTGTACGTGGTCTTCGAGATGACTCTGCGTGCGATCGCGGCGCGCCTGGGCGTCTCCGAGCGCACGCTGCAGCTGTGGGCGAACGACAACAGGGACGGCAAGGGAACCTGGAACGAGCAGAAGGCTGGCTTGGTCGACGGCAACGAAGCGTTCCACGCCGAGCTGATCTCGATCGCCACCGTGCTCACGCGCCAAGCGAAGGAGGAGCTCCTCGCCGGGCAGCTCGACTGCAAGCTGATCTCGAGCCTGGATCGCATCGTGAAGGCGGCGTTGAAGGTGCTCGAATACGAGAAGAAGAGCCCGCCCAAGCAGGCTCCGAAGACGCCGGAAGAGAAGCGGCAGGCGATCAGCGGGAAGATCCGCGAGACGCTGGGACTGCGATGAGCCGGGATGCGCGCAAATCGTCGAGCGTATCGACGAAGGGTGCGGGGGGCAAGCCGCGCCAGAAGCAGCCGCCACCACTGAGGCGGCAGGCACTCAAGGCGTCGACACGTCTCAAGGCTCCGCGTGCGCCGGACGATGCCACCGTGATCGCACCAGGCGATGTCCTTGCGCCGTTTGCGGATCTCCTGCTTCCATACCAGGCGAAGTACCTGCGCGACCGATCGCAGCTGAAAAAGTTCGTGAAGTCGCGCCGTATCGGCGGAACCTGGACCCAGTCGCTGGAAGACGTCCTCGATTGCGTGGACAAGCCTGGGCTGAAGGTCTGGTTCTCGTCATCCGACCTGGGCGCGGGCAAGGAATACCTCGACTACGTGTGCATGTGGGTGGGAGTCGCCAACCTCCTGGTGCAGACCATCGTCGTTCCCGAAAACAAGATCGGCACCGGCGATGTCACCCCGGATGCGATCGAGGTTGCCGATCCATCAGAAGCGACCGCCACAGTGGTGGAGTTCCACAACGGCTCGAAGATCACGATCCTGTCCAGCAGCCCTGGATCATTCCGCTCCAAAGGCGGGAAGGTGGTGCTCGACGAGTTCGCGCACCATGGCCGGGACAGGGAGTTGTGGAAGGCTGCTCAACCTGTCGCTGGCGCGTGGGGGTATGACATCCGCATCCTGTCCACCCTCAATGGCATGGGAAACGCATTCTACAGGCTGGGCAATCCGGAGTTCGAGCGACGAGCGCCCGAGGAACTGGACGACGACGAAGTGAACGAGAACGCATCCGAGGGGTGGTCCGTCCATACAGTCACGATCGACCAGGCTGTTGCCGAGGGGATGTACGACCGGGTGATGGGGCGTCCCACGACGGAACAGGAGCGGGCGCGCTACATCCGCAAGCTGCGCCGCCAGTGTCTCACGCAGGAACAGTTCAACGAGGAGTTCCGCTGCATCCCCAATGATGAGGCGCACGCGTTCCTTGCCTATCCGCTCATCGAATCGGCTGAGCGCGAGGAAATCCTTGGGCTCGACCAGGTCGTTGGGCCGCTGTACGTCGGCATGGACGTTGGACGCCAGCGCGACTTGTCGGTGATCTATGCCGCGGAGCTGGTAGGCCAGACGCTGGTGACTCGCCGCCTGGTCGAGATGCACAAGGAGCGATTCGCCGATCAGAAGATGAAGCTGTGGGAGATCCTGTCGCATCGATGCTTCGTGCGAGCATCGATCGATGCCAATGGTATCGGGGCGGGATTGGCTGAAGACGCACAGGAATTCTTCGGCGTCCATCGGGTCGATGCTGTTGTCCCGACTGCAGCCATCAACGACGCGCTGGCGACGAGGATCCTGCAAGAGTTCGAGGACGGCACCATCCAGATCCCCAGGCATGAGCGGCAGAAAGAAGGACTGCACGCAGTTCGAAAGACCGTCTCCATCACGAACAAGGCGCGCTACGACGCCAAGCACGATGATGAGAATGGCCATGCCGACCATTTCTGGGCGCTGGCTCACTGTATCGCCGCGGCACGCACGGGCGGGCAAGCTCCGGCGGATGCGATCTCCAGGAACCACGCCGATGTTCCATCGTCGATGTTCGGCGGGTCGATGATCTCGCAGGTTCACCTCGATTCGTGGGCGAGCATGCGATGACAAATTCCGACCAATTCGATTCCGACGAACCGGAGGACCGAGAATCCATGTCCATGAACAGCTACAGCGATGCGCCCTATATCATTCCGGGCCTGCGTGTACGCAGGGTGAGTCCGACGGAACGCGTCCGCCGCAGAAGCGATGATGACAACGTGCTCCGACGCGCTGCCGAACCGCCGGATCTTCGAGACCTTTCAAAGACTTTGAAATCCGTGACGATTGAGGGCGGACCGAGCGGGGTTGTGAGACGGAAATTGCGGGGTTTTGAGACAAAACACCCCCCATCCACCCCCGCGGCGGATGCAGCCCCGATCACCCCGGAAATCGCAATGCCGATTCCTGGCGTTCTGAGGGGGGTAGAAGCGGGCGAAGAATTCGGAGTCCCGGATACTCGAGCGGACCCCCTGTGGCGATTTTTAAAAGGAGATCTAAAGGGTTTCCGGCGGTCCGGCGATGCCGACTCGGGCGCGGGGGGTGTCTGATGCCCCGAAAAACCCCCAAAAAGCCAGGAAAGACGACCGATAACGGCGTTTTGCCCCTCAATTGGCCCCAGGATGGCCCGGCATTCGCCGAATCACTGTCCTCGGAGAACGAATACCTCGGCCGAGAGATGACCGTGCAGGGGTTGCGCCTGGTCATGTCTGATCTGTACGGCCTACCCAACCCGGACCCAATCCTGCGTGCCGAAGGGAAGTCGCTCTCCACCTACCGGACGATGGTCGACGACCATCTGTCGTCGGTGATGAGCAAGCGTCTGGCAGCCGTGCAGGCTCGTCCCTGGACCATCGAGCGTGGACAGGCGTCGGAAAGTGACGCCGACCACTTGCGACAGATCGTGTCGCGTCTCCCCGTGCGCGACATCGTCGAGAACATTCTCTCCGCCGTCGGCATGGGGTACTCGGTCCAGGAGGTGATCTGGGGTATCGATGACGGCTGGATCGTACCACTGCGGATCAAGGACCGCCCGCCCGAGCACTTCCGAATGGGAATGCGCGGCGAGGCGCGATTCCTGGACGAGGCAGGGCGCAACGACATAGTCCCTCCTCGCAAGCTCCTCATTACGCGCTACCGCGCCGACAGCGACAATCCATACGGAAGACCGGTCTTGTCGGAATGTTTCTGGCCGCTGGCGTTCAAGCGCGGTGGCCTGAAGTTCTGGATGCTGTTCTGCGACAAGTTCGGGCTACCCAAGACGGTGGGCAAAGTGCCCGCCTCGATGGGCGATGCAGAGAAGCTCGACCTGCTGCTGAAGTTGGAAGCGATGGTGCGTTCCGCCGCCGCGGTGATCCCGGAGGGTACCAGCGTCACGCTGCTGGAGACGAAGGCTTCCGGCGAACTGCCATTTCCTGCTTTGGTGAAGCAGAGCGAATCGGCGATGAGCAAGGCATGGCTGGGGGAGGTGCTGTCCACCGACACGCAGAGTACGGGGGGCACGTACGGCGCCCAGGTTGCCGCCAATGAGGTTCGGGCTGATATCGCCCTCAACGACGCCAACCTGGTCGAGTCCAGATTCGACGAGCTGTTCAAGTGGATCTGGGAGGTCAACGGTCTCACCGGTCCGATACCCCCGTTCCACATCCACATGCCGGAGGATCTCAAAGCCGGTCGCCTGGAGCGCGACAAGGGGCTCCATGATATCGGAGTACGATTCACCCCCAGCTATTTCCAGGAAGCCTACGGCCTGGCTCCGGAGCATATCGAGCGCATCGACAATGGGGTGGACGCGGGGTCCTCCGCGTCCTCGGGTGCGGGCGCTGCCGGTCCGGCCTTCGCCGAGCCGATCGAGGCAGACAATGGAGAGGGCGAGCTGGCGCACCTCCTCGAATCGATGGCACCCCAGGAGCTTCAAGGACAGATGGAACAGGCGATGAAGCCTCTTCTGGCGGCGATCGACCAGGCGGGATCGTTTGGTGAGATCGAAGACGTCCTGGACAAGCTGATCCCGGACCTTTCGTTCGAGCAGTTCCAGGCGGCCATGACCAAGTGCCTGCTCCTATCCGAAACCAAGGGGCGCATGGATGCCCATGGATGAAGAGGCATTCCGTGCCCAGTTCAGGAAGTCGCCCCAGGATGTCGTCGCCTTCTTCCAGCAGAAGGGGTTGCGGGGGCCTGACAAGCACTGGGACTGGAGCGATACGCTGCGCCATGCGCACGATCGCGCCTTCGTGGTGGCCAAAGCGACCAGCCTGGATCTGCTCACCGACATCAAGGGCTCGCTGAAGACGGCCCTCGAACAGGGCCAGAGCCTTGGAAGCTGGAAGAAGGGGCTCATCCCCAAGCTGCAGGAGCAGGGATGGTGGGGCAAGCAGGAGGTGGTCAACCCGAAGACCGGCGAGAAGCAAGAGGCCCAGCTGGGCAGCCCGCGTCGGCTCAAAACTATCTACGAGACCAACATGCGGACCGCCTACGATGCGGGCAAATACGCCCGCATGATGGAGGTGGTCGACTCCATGCCCTACTGGACATACATCCTGGGGCATGTGAAGTATGCGCACCGCCCCGAGCACCAGGTGCTGGAGGGACTCACATTCCGCTACGACGACCCGTTCTGGCGGACGCACTATCCTAGGCAGGGATACGGCTGTCACTGCGGTGTACGCAACGAGGACGCCGCCGACGTGGAGCGGCGCACCGGCAAGCCGCTCGACCAGGCGCTCCTCAAGAGTTCGCCCGAGGATTACCAGACCAAGGTCGTCGAGGTGCAGGGAAAGCAGATCGAGGTCGTCGGATACCGTCCGCCTGGATCCAGCCTGTGGGTCTACCCGCAGCCGGGGTGGGACTACGCGCCGGGCGATTTCTCGTGGCGCACCAAGCAATTGCTGGCCGATCGCCTAGTGGATCTGCCGCAGGGTACGGTGCGTACGGCGTTCCTGGGATACCTCAACCAGGCGGTGCGAGACGATTTCCGCCAGTACGTGGATGTGATCCAGAATACCGGCATCACCCGCAACGAGGTACTGGCGGTTCGGATGCTCGACGGCGAGAGCGTCCAGGCGCTTGCCGCGCAGTCCTTCCAGATCTCCAAGACGGCAAAGCCCCAGCAGTTGACGCTCTCGACCCCGCTGCTGCTGGTCACAGACCGCCAGCTGCTTCACGCCATCCGCGACGCCAAGAAGGCGGCGGGGATCGCCATGCCGCGCGAGTTGCTACAGCAGCTGCCTGAGTTGCTGCAGGGCTACGAGCTGCGGTGGGATCTCAAGGGAGCGCTCCTGGCATTCTCGGAACCCTTCAGGGCGCCCGGCAAGATCCAGAAGCAACGTTGGAAGGTCGTCTTCACCCCGTGGAACGCGGGACAGGGGCGGTTGCAACTGCGGTTCACGACGGCGTCAATGGTCGGCCACGATGCCATCTCGAACGGGACGGCGAGGCTGCTGCCATGATCAAGGAAGTGGAGAAGTGCGCACCGGGCGGCTGGCAAATCCCGCCATACAGATCGCCGCATCGCTGCGAAGCAATCTCAAGTGGCCCACCCCTTCCACTAACACAAGTGCGCCACATCTCCACCTGCCACCAATCTACCTCCGGAGGCATGCCTTGAGCAACAGCGAACCCAAGATCGTCGTATCTGACAAGGATCTCCGGGTACGGCTGGAGCACATGCGCCAAGCAGCCGCAGACTGGACGCCGGTGACGAAGCCACTGTCCCACAAGCTGCGCAACTCAGTCGACGAGAACTTCGCCGCTGGTGGCCGCTACGACCGCGCAGGATCCATCACCGGCGGGACGAAGAAGTGGGAAGCCCGCCAGGATGGATCGCCCAGCTTCCTGCAGGAGAGCGGGGTGCTGCGCGGGTCCATCATGCCTGAACACACCACGGATGACGCGACCGTGTCGACCAACATGGAATACGCCGCTGAAAACAACTTCGGACGGGTCTTGGGAGAGCGCTCCAGCCTGATGACCAAGCGGCGCAAGCAGGCGGGAGGCAAGCCGGCCAGGCCATTCATGGTCGTCCAGGCCCAGGAGGTCGAGGAGGCCAAGCGCTTGGGGCGCAGGCACATCCTCGGGCGTGGAGCCTAGTCTACGATGAGGCTCAACTGCTCTAGGGCGGGGGTGCGAACCACAGACGATGTCCTCGAGGGCGTCGCGTTGATGAGACGCTCGATCGTGCGGACGGAGCAATCCAGTGCACGGGCGATCTCGTTGGAGTTCTTGCCGTCCCAGTACAGGCGGATGTATCGCAACATGTATGTGCGCGGGAACCGTGTCGGGAGCTCGAAACGGGTGCCCTTCAGCTGGCGCCAGACATCGGCTGCGACGCGTACACCATGGCGCTTGGCGATGGTGCGGAGACTTCCCGCAGGGAGGTCTTCCAGCGTCAATGTGTCCCAAGCGTTCGGCAGGCCCATGTCGGCAATATACGCTCGATCCGCTTTTCAAGGGGGTTCAAGCCCCCTTGAAAACCTCTTCCACATGCATCGAAATCCCCCCATAGCAGACCCCACCACATCCAATTCCCCGCAGAGCATCAACGACATCAACGGCGACCTGGTCAACCTATACCGCGTCGTGCAGCACCATCTGGACGAATTTGTCCGCCAGTTCCGGTGGTCGTTTATCAGCCGCGATATCTTCAAGTGGCTCAAAGCCACGCCGGAAGAGACGCTGACCGACATCCAGCGCGCGACGAGGATCTTCTACCTCCAGAAGCTCTGCTTCGGGGGCAAGGTCGATTCGAGGACGTTCGGTACGGCGACCACGGGAGGCCCCCGGATCAACCTCCTGCGGCTGGAGGAAGATCTCTCGATGGCGCATCTTCGTCTGGCTAAGGCCACCATCGAACATCTGCCATGGGACGACTGCGTGCGCCGCTACGACCGCCCCCATACGCTCTTCTACTGCGATCCTCCCTACTGGGAGACAGAGGGATACGGGGTGCCATTCGCACGTGAGGAGTACGACCGCCTCGCAGAGATGGCCCGCACCATCAAGGGGCGGATGGTCATCTCGGTCAACGACCATCCGGAGATGCGACATGCATTCAAGGGGCTGCGCATCGAGCGGACCGACTTGCGCTACACCGTGGGCGGTGGTGCCAATGCCACCGAGCCACGGGGGGAACTCATCATCCGGTCCTGGTGACTGGGCACCGGCGGGGCGGCATGCGGCCGCTCCGCCTTTCCAGACAGCAGAGGAGAAGTTACCACCTGTCGTTCCGGTCCTCGGGAGGCTGCCAGAGCCCGTAGGAACCCATATCGCGGCGGAACATCTTGCCTCGCTCGACCAGGTGTTCCGCATAGGCAGACTCTTTGGTTCCAGGATCGAACTCCCAGATCGTGCCGTAGATGTCAAGGCCGGCCTCCTTCCGGAGGATGACGAAGAAAGCAAGAAGGAATCCTCCAACGCTCGCAATGTTGCTCCAGTCAGAAAGCGTCATGGTGGATCCGTGCTGATGGTCTTCGTCATCGCGTCGATCTCATCGAGCGTGGCGACATGGTGATCCAGATGCTCTGCCTCTGCGCGGGCTACGGTCGCGGCTGCAATCGCGTAGCCGGAGTGGCCGCGGTGCCAGGATCCCAATACGGCGTCGTCTGCGTAGATCGCGACCAAGACGGCTCCCGCGCCGTCGCGCTGGAGCCAGACGGCGAAGCGGGCCAGCTTGGCGGCGAGGCGGAATAGGAGCCAGGAGAGGAGTCGGCGGGCGGTCATTGAAGAGGAAGACTCAAAAACGATTTCTCTGCTCGCGACTCCGTACAGACAGCAACGCAGGCGCTTTTCCCAATGAGTACAGAGTCTCCATCTGGGTTGATCGAGAAGTAGCAGTTGTGTCTATCTGCGCGAAAATCTACAGGAATGCTCCCGGGCCTATCTGTGATGCGTAATACGACGTCGACGTCGATGTGAGCCGGGCCCGCTCCTATTTCGCGATAGGTTGAGCTAATCCCTGCAAGCGATAGGTCATCACTATAGGTGATGATCCCTGGGCAGGCTCGGAGAAGCTTTGGCCACGCCTGAAGCACGTGCAGTTTCATTGAATCGGTTGCGTTAATTCTCGATAGGTCGAGATTGTTTGGATCAAACCTCTGGCTACCGGAACAACTGATCAATGCTGTGGCCGTTGCAATGCATAGAGCATGAGAGACAATTCTTGACATTCAGACTCCAGTATCTGCGGCGGTTATGGTGGGCGGTTCGGACGGGGAGCGGGGGCGACATGGATGCGGTTGCCTTGGCTGGCAACGACGATCAGTATTCGTTACCGAGGATCCCGACCGTGTTGACTGCCCCACCGTCGGAATGGATCCTGCTGGCAGCTTGAGTCAGCAGGGAACCGGTGGCAGGACGCAGTGCGGCGGATCATTGGATTTGATGTGGATGCTGAACCAGAAGCCTGGCGGCGAGGTTGCGGGAGTAGAGCATAGCAGATCGTTTCATCGAGCGCTTGGCAGAGACTCTGTGTAGTAGGTCGTATCGATCCATTTGTCCTTGCAGACGGCGATGCATGGTCGCTTGGAAATGGATAGGATTGATCCGTTCGCCGAAATGCCGTAGTAGCAGTTCTGTCCCCAGGCCTTGAATGCGTTCGGGATCGCTGTTGGCTGCTCCGACACGCGCAGCACAACGTCGACCAATCCAGGATCACCATCCGGCACGTTTCGGCGCACATCATTCAGTTCTACAAGTTGTAAGTCGCTCTTATACGCCGTGAATCCAGGACATGCCGCCTGGACCTTCTTCCAATTCTCGCGAACCAATTTCTTGGCTGATTCGTCTCCTGATACCGCACTTAAATCCAGTTCCAGCGGCTTATTGGCGCATCCGATGACGTAGAGCGCAGCAATGACGACGAGGACAGCGCCGCTATTACGAGATGCCTGTTTCATGAATGGATCCTTGGACGATGGAGGACGTTGCGGTATACGAGACATGTGCACGGTACGGTGTTAGGCGGGGCGGTTTGGACGGGGAGCGGGCGCAACTTGGATGTGGTTGCCTTGGCGGGCAATCACGATCAGCGTTCGTTGCCTTGACGAAGCGGCTCCCTGCCCGCGAGGTCGGGTTGAGAATGGCATGAGATGGAGCCTCCGAGACGCGCGACTGATACCGAGATGACAAGGTTCAGTAGCGCAACAAGGTGATCTGAGGCGATCGGATTGCCTGCTTTGAGGTCTTCAATTGTCACGTCGCTGATTCCAAGTGAGCGTGTTGCCTGATCCAATGGACGCCCAAGAATCGATTCGATACCAAGGATGTCGACCCCCGCCGATAAGCCCCTATAAGCCCTCGCTGAAAATCCAAGTTCATGGAGTCGTATCGCCAGATCTTCCCCGACGGACTTCGTGCCCATGAAGTAGGGATTCATGCTCTGCGGCTTGACCCCAAGTGCGTGAGCGAGGCCAGCTAGAGAGCCGTACTTGCGCTTGGCAAACGCGCGAAGCTCTAAAGATTCGCTTGACTTCATAAGCCTCCAGGCTTATACTGGTTTATGTAGTCGCAACAAGCGACGCCAAGACAAAGCCTAGAAAAGGAGCATCCGTGAAAAAGTCCCTGCTATCCCAGCCCAAGCTCTCGTGGGCACGAGTAGCTGAGGAGGTGAGCGATAGAATCGGTCGCAAGTACTCCGGAGCCTACTGCCGCGAGGTTGCGACCGGGTTCCGGAATAGCTTAGTAGTCGAGCCTGAGCTCGTCGATCTCGGGGTGATGAAGCCCCGCAAGCAGCGGGCCGCCGCATGAAGGCCTACTGCTTTCGCTCCGGCCACGTCCTGCTTGGGCGCACCGTCCCGCCCGGCGCCATCGAGCTCGCCGACCATCCAGACGAAGCCGAACTGCTTCGCGTCGTCCGCTGGCATGCCTCCGCGATTGATGACGAGGAAGGGAATCCTGTGTTGGTTCTGCAAGAACTCGTAAGCGACGGTGTGAGCACCGAGGCCAAGGTCACCCTCGCGTCCGTCTGGGGAAGAGTGGTCCGCGCGGACCTGCGCTCTCTCGTCGCCGGAATACGAACAGCGGACATGTTCGCCGCCAAGCCCATCGAGGCGTGGCCAGAATCCGTCATCAAACTTTCGGGACGCATCGCATGACCGTCGGCGTCATCCACAAGCGCAGCACGGTTCTCCCCGTCGCCTACACTGGCACTCGCCGCGTGGATGGGGGGGTATTCCAGGTCGGGACCAATCCTTCGACGAAGCTCCCCATCATCAGAAGCAAGGCGACGGGCCGCGTCTGGACTGCAAGCTGGGACGCCCTGGTGCGCCTGGCGATCGCCGAGGGTGTTCTCTCCGACGACGACCAGGAAGATCTTTGCGGAGCCGAGGCATGAGCGCATCGTCTCCAGCCCTCGATGCACTGCACCGCGTCGCCCTGGAGATGGGTGTGGTGACGGGCAATCTGACGCCTGCACATGTCGGCACCGCGATCTGTCGCGAGTACCACCGCATGCGCACCGAGAACATCGCTCTGGGCAACGCCCTGGAGCAGTCCTACCACCGCATTGGCATCCTGGAAGGAACCGTTCTATGAACGACCACAGTATCCGTATGGAGACGCCTCGCGCTGACCTGAAAGAGACCACGCAAGCGCTGTGCTCATCGGTCCGGACCGCGAATCGCGCCTTACGCGAGGTCGAGCGCCTCAAGCGTCAGCGACGGATTCTGGCGCGGCATGTCGCGATCTTCCGCGACCGTCTCGATCTGGCGCAACGCATCATCGCGGCACTCGAGAAAGGTGGCGAAGTCGCGCTCGTATGGGACCTGCGGGGCGTCATTCAGAGCCGCGATGAGGAAATCGCTCATCTGCGCACCGAAGTGGCCGACATCTCGCAGCGGCTGCTCGCGTACCGCGCATCGGTGGACAAGGACACCGATAGCGTCCTGCAGGAATCATGGGAGATGGCCAAGCGCCTGCGGGCATCGGACATCGATCGAGAGCGCCTCCTACGCCAGCGCCGAATCCTGTCTGGACACCTGCGCTCGGAGTTGCGGGCATCGAGTAGCTGG